GGTGGTAAAATAGTTTGTGTAATGACACGTTGGTCTACAAAAGATCTAACTGGACAATTAATCAAGGCTCAGGGAGAAGAAGACTCTGACCAATGGGAAGTTGTAGAATTACCTGCAATACTGCCAAGCGGTAAACCTGTATGGCCAGAGTATTGGGAAATAAAAGAATTAGAAAAAACTAAAGCATCTATTCCAGTTACAAACTGGAATGCTCAATATATGCAGCAGCCAACAGCTGAAGAAGGTGCAATAATCAAAAGAGATTGGTGGCAGAACTGGGAAAAGAAAGATCCACCAAGAATAAAATATACAATACAATCTTACGATACAGCGTTTTTGAAGAAAGAATCTTCTGACTATAGTGCTATAACTACGTGGGGAGTCTTTGACACAGAAGATAGTGGAGAGAATATAATACTATTAGCTGCATTTAAAGACCGGTACGAGTTCCCCGAGCTTCGACGCGTGGCACATGAAGAGTATTTATGGTGGCGTCCTGACATGACTTTGATCGAGGCCAAGGCATCAGGGATACCTTTGACGGCTGAATTAAGACGTATGGGAATCCCCGTAATTAACTTTACGCCGAGCCGAGGAAATGATAAACATGCTAGAGTAAACTCAGTTTCGCCGCTTTTTGAGTCTGGCAAAGTTTGGGCCCCGATGCACGAACATTTTGCCCAAGAAGTTGTAGAAGAGTGTGCTTCGTTTCCGTTTGGAGAACATGATGACTATGTCGACTCCATGACACAAGCACTAATGAGAATACGACAAGGTGGATTGATTCAACACCCGGAGGATTACAAAGATGAACCGATCCCGAAAAAACGTGTAGAATATTATGGCTAGTAAAACATTAATAGATACAGCATTAAAACTTTATCAGAGTCTAGGTGGTAATGTAGGTAAGATCCTTGGTACCCGAACCAATGTTAATTTTTTAGGTAAAGGTAAATCTTCAGAACTAATGGTTGATATGGACATCAACCCTGATGCATTAGGCGTGTTATCAAAATCAAAAGCAGTAGAAGAACTAGACTCAGCGATGGGTTATTTAACTTCGAATAAATTAAACGATATGCAAGCTAGTAAATTAATTTCTAACATGCAAAAGATGAAAGATTTTTATGACCCACCAGCAGCTCCAGCAAACATCACGGATCTGGCAACAGGGACCAGGAATTTAGATCAAGAAGGTTTGATGTCATTAAGAATGGGAGATGACTTACCGCCTCCAGGTTCACGTGGTGGTCCAGAAGATATTTCAGCACCAATCGCATCTGCAGAAGAGACAATTAAAAATTTAGCAAAGTCAGAAGGAATAACTGATGTAAACGAAACTATCCTACCAACAGGTCAAGGTTTAGAATTATTAAAGAATGTAAAAAACAACAATCTAATCGTAAATGATTTAGTAGATAAAATTTATTTAAACGCTGGTGTTGCAGATGCAGCTAAACCAGTTGTTAGAGCAAACGCTAGAGATTTTCTAAATAGAATAAAAGATTTATCTGATGAACCAGGTAATACAACTTTAGCTGATATTATGGAAGTAGATGATTTTAGATTTATGACCGAAGGCGGTGGTGGAGGAATGGGTGATCCATTCTTATTAGTACAAAAATATTTTGGACCAAAAGTTGCATCAGCAGTTGCAAAACTTGACGGACCAAATGATATACAATTATTTGCTGAAAGATTAGTTAGTGTCAAAGATGCAAAAGGTAGAACTATTACTGACAGAAGATTTAATCCAGAGACGGTTGACATAGATGACTTTGAATTTGCAGATGGTGGTAGAGTTCCATTCAGAAAAGGTGGTGGTGCTGATGCTAGATATATGTTTATACCACCTAAGTTTTTAACTATGAAAGGAATATCAGAAGAGCCATCATTAAAAATTGGAGGTTTTGGTTTAAAAGAACACGATACATTTTATGACAAATTTGGAAAGTATTTAAGTCCTTTGTATTATATGGAAAAATTTTTAGAAAAAGGAAATAAGATTAAAAAAGCTGATGGCGGTATAATTAGAAGAGATGGTTATATGGCCGGTATGTTAGTTCGTGGTGGCAAGATGGGTTATCAAGCTCTACGTAAATACGGTATTGAAGGTAAAGACATATCAAGATTATTTGCAAGTTTAGGATCTGACAAAAGTTTAGTCGGTAAAGAAAAGACAGCGTACTTTCAACAACTACACAAAGTATTAAGAAACCCAGATGCATTTCCAGATGAGATCATGGACATACAAAAACAACTTGGCCTAGATGTAGGACTTGGATTTAGAAATGGTGGTCTTGCCGGCATCCTGGAGGTGTAATGCCAAGAAGTGCAGAACAACAAGAACTTTACGATAAACTAAAATTATTTTTAGATAAGTATCGAGGCAAGACACTTTCTTCAGATGTATTAGCAGCAAAAGTTGCTGAAATATATAAAGGTAAATTAGGAAACAAAACACCTGCATCTAAATGGTCTGATTTAAAAAGATCTAATCCAGAGCTTTTTAAAAACATAAAAATAGAAACTTTTTTAGCAGGTAAATTAGATAGGTATTATGATTCTAATCCAGAGTTTCAAAAATTTTATAAAGAAAGGTATCAAAGTAAACATGGTAATTGGGAAGATATATCTGTTGCTAACAGAACTGTAAAAAAGAATAGTATAAAAACATTTAAGTTAGACCTAGAGCGAAAAAAAGCAATACCAAATAATTACATACGTAATAAATTATTTGCTGAAAAAATAGGTGTTGATCTAGATACCTTTAGAACAATGAGAACTAGAGATAGTTACAAGACTCTTACTAATAAAATAAATAAAATTGCAAAACCTAAAAATTTTAATAAAGAACTTTATTTTAAAGATCCGTCTGCTGATGAAATATCTAAAATTAAAAACTTAATTAAGGAAAACAGAGAGATTGGTGTAAAATCAATGGCAGAAAAGAAACAAGCTGGTTCTTATGAACCAATTAGAGCAATTCACAAAGAACTAATCAGAGACCCTGACGCAACACCCACAGAACTTGCAGAAGCTATCTATGGAAAAGCAAATGCAAAAAATTTAAGAAACATTGGAAACGATGCATCGATGTATGTTGAGTTTTTATCCGGGTCAAGAAAGGTTCCTGGAATTACGGCACCAACTATAATGATGTCAGAAAATATTTTAGGAAATATTTTAATGCCTGGAAGTGGTTTTTTTAATTTTGGAAATGCTGAAAGAAGAAATGCAATGTTAAAAGAACGGGATAAGATTTTAAAAATTACTGATCCTAACAATAGACTATTTACTATCAGAAACCGTTTATTAAGAAATTTAAGAGGACAAGGTTTTAATATTGATGAAGCGATGGGTCTTTCAGCAACTTATGAAAGAGCTCCTGGTTATTCAGAGCTAGCACAGATAACTAGTCCCGAAGTAAATTATATAAAAGGAAATACAATTGATAGAGATTTTTCTAGAATCTTTGACAAAGTCATTAAAGGTGAACAAAACCTTGGTTCGGAAATAAAAAAATTTAATCAAGACTCTAGAGCGTTTCAAAAAAACTATGGCATCGATACACCTATCATAGAATACAAACCTGGAGAAAAATTAGATGCATCTAAATTTGTAAAAAATTTTGACAAACTAACACCAGAAGCGCAAGCAAATGTATCTCAACTTGCAGATCAAGGAATTGCTTTAAGATCTAAGGCAATGCCTATGGGGGCTTTACTGGCTGCTGTTGAAAAAGCTCCTCAAGCGTGTAGAACAATTTTAAATTATCAAACGGGAGGTATTTCTGCAACGTGTGCAGAGGCCATACAAAAAGATCCAGTTGGTGCTGCAGAGAAATTAAAAAATTTGGATGCACAAAGCGGACCACTTGCAAAAGTTAAAAACGCAGCAGTAAGTTTTTTAAAATCACCAGGTGTAAAAAGATTTGGTATAGCTGGTGTTGCAGGAACAGTTGGAGCTGCAATCGTAAAAGAATTTAACAACAACGATCCAACAACTTATTTATCAAATGAAGATCAACAAAAAAGTTTGTTGGTATCCATGGCACTAGATCCAGTTGCACCAGATTTTGAAAGACCAGATATTTTGGATTATCAATTACCAGCAGTGGGTGCAACAATTGCAGGAGCAACAGCAGTTTCAGCACCAACTACAATTAAAGCTAGTAGATCAAGAGCATTGGGTGTTGAACAAAAAGGTTTGACTAGAACTGCAGGAAGAGTTTTAGGAAGAGGACTTGGTGTTGCAGCATCGCCAGGATTACTTGCTCCATTAGCAGCTATGGATATCACAAGTCAGATAGCAGAAGGAGACTCACCAATGGATATAGCAACAGATCCATTAAACTATTTATATCCTGCATTTGCAGATCAAACGCCAAAACTAACTAGAGGCTTAAATCCTTTATTTAGAAAAGCAGCTAATCTAGGACTAGGTAAAGCTGGATTAAGAGTTCTTTCTAGAGCAGGTATAGTTGGACTTGCTGCATCTCTTGGTATACAAGGTTATAATTTATTGGACGACTAATGGTTAAATTAATTCCAGGAGGGGGACCACCCCCAAAAAGCGGGCCTAATCCACAAGGGTTGAATGTGCCTGGAAAAAAGATTATAGTGGTAACGAACTCGGAGAAAAAGAATGTCAACAATAGACAAGGCACTACCAAACGTAGTGGAAAACAGCGTAACAACGCCTAGTGACGAAGAAGTCGCTTTAGCAGAAGAAAAAGTTTTAGAATCACAAGGCGGTGAAGGCGTAGATATACAAGAGAATGAAGATGGTTCAGTAGATGTAAACTTTGAACCAAACAAAGTTAATCAAGCAGGAACAGAATCACATTTTGATAACCTAGCAGATATCTTACCTGAAGATATTTTAGGAAGACTAGGTTCAGAACTTTTTAATAATTACATGAACTATAAATCTTCTCGTAAAGAGTGGGAAGATAGTTATGTAAAAGGTTTAGATCTTTTAGGATTTAAATACGAAGATAGAACAGAACCATTTG